CTTCGAGTGATTTTTGAGCTAGTCCTTGTCCAAGCGAAAGCTTGAACAATCTGTGCTCTGTGAGGTCTTTAATCTTACTGTAAATATACAGCAAAGATAAGTCTTCAAATGATCCTAGGTTCTTAATGAAACCTATATTAAAAATGGATCCGTTATATACTTTTGTATAAGTACCGAAGGGGAATTTTCGAAGAAAATTCTTACCGGAGGTATCTACTTCATCAATTTTTGAGTACATATACTCACAATCGATAAGGTTCAAATGTATGCGGAATACCACATCCTTTTTTGGATTCTTCAACCTTCCACGAAGGGATAAGATTGAGTCAGCTCCATCCTTCGATGAGCTTATATTCTTTTCCAGTGCATTTAATAATGGACCGAACTGATTGTCATTTCTGACAATTCGATCGATTACTAAACATCTATAATATCCCTCCCAGATGTGGGTCGGATATAGAGATTTTCCATTAGAGTTCTCAATCAGAGATAGTCTTTTGATGAATCCGTCCCAATCGAATGATTTGGTTCGTTCCTCAATGTGTATAAACAGATTGGTTAAATAGAAGATATTCTTTTCAACCTCCGCACATAGACTAGTCGAGATACGTGAAACATCGTTTCCGAAATTTAAATTCCTCGACACAAATTCTCCAACAAGATTAGCCTCTGTTGCGAATTTACTCTTACTTTTATTTACAGGAATTCCTGCTTTATTAGTAAGATCTGCGTAAACGAGACCATCCGGATCTTGACCCCAAAGGTCATCACCAACCTGGTTGAATATTTCCATTAAATTGGATATTCTACCGTTCGCATTTCTCTTGATGAGGTGAGGGTAATTCCTCACAACTACAAACTCCAATAGGCTAAGATAGCCTAAAGAAGCCAGGGCAAAGGAACCACGTGTTCCCATTCCCTGACCGGTCCTATAAAAGATGAACTTTTCGGTTCCTTTTACAGACCACTTGCACCTAGCTACGAGAGCAGACCAGTCACTGCTGAATTCAGCATTGTACAAACATTTTAAATGTGGTCTCTGGAACTTGACACTGAAAGTGTCAGTCCAAGATTGGGCATCCATAGAAACAGTTCCTTTTTTTATGAATCGCCTTAGCTTTTCAAAACCTCCTGAGTGGTCAAAGATATTTGAACAGTCAGGGTAGAACTCTTTAATTGTTTCTAAGATTTTCTGTTCCATCGGTGTCAATAGACACTGTGTCCAGTAATCTGGTATAGCCACGACTCTGGCTTTATTTCCTACATCCGCAACACTTGTTAGCTTTCTAAGACAAGCTGTGTTTGTGTGTTCAACACTCGATTTGTAGAAATCGGGGATGTCGACAGATTTGCTCTTTTTACCACCTTTTGGGTAATAGAGTGTCTCAAAGTTCGAACCTACCTCTTTCATAAATTCATAGAATTCTGTGTTATTTGTGTATAAACACATCCTCTTGAATGGAGGGTGTAGCTCTTTACTATTAAGTAGTAAATATGCTTCGTAGGCAGCTGACTCGGTTTTTGGTGCCTTATTTGGTCCATAAGCGGTCATGCTAAGCGGTGGGGTAATTTTATATGTAGAATTACCTTTCTCATCCGTTCCAATTCCATTAACAATACCAAATTCCTCATATTTCTTTATGACGAATTCTTCATAAGATTTAAGAAATTCAGGGTCTATTTTAGCCGAATATTCGATGTTTTTAATATCGATCTCGTTAAAATCTTCTACCACGCGTTGCATGCTGAATAGCGTGCGTATAACTTGGTCCCCAATCTTTCGAAAGGGCCCGTTATCGCGTACCTGATGGAATAAGGGTCTTAATTCCCCTAAACCATTTGGCCATTTATCTTTCTTACCTGTAGATAATCTATCTACAATAGAAAGTTCAGTGCTCTGTTCTAATAATTGGATACAATAATTAGTAACCTGTTTATATTTCTTTGTACCGAATTCGATACCAAGAAATGAAATAAGATTGTTATGGAAGGTCAATAACTCGGCGATAGCCTTTTCGACCTTAAAATTTGGAATAAGTTCCTCTTTACCCACACTATCCAGTAGGGTTAAAAGAACTTCTTTAAGAACTTTTGTCTTAGTGACAATCTGTCCTTTCTTATGTTTCTGAAGATCATTTAAGACCTCCTTTTTAACTCGGTTAGCCTCTCGGTTAACCTCATTTTTAAAGGTAGACCTAGTAGCCTTTTCTTCCGCAGAAAGAATACTCTCTGTGAATTTAAAGGTGTTAATTTTTCTAGATTTCACTCTAGTGGATGTTTTAACGTCCATTCGATTTTTAGAAGGAATCTCCTTTACCAATGTTTGTTTAGTTTGACCAACCGTGCTAGCCAATGTGCTAGTAGTGGGAGCGATGACTTTGGAACCTTTAATGGTTTTGAACAAATTAATTCTTCTCATTTTAAAAAATATTTTTTTTAGGATCGGGAGGATCAATTGGTTTTGGTGACAGTATTGAGAGTAATGTGTGTTGGAAACGGCCACACGAAATCAAAATACGCCTCCGGCGAAGCCAGATGCTAACATGAGTCGCCCCTTTCGGGTCTCGTCCTGTTATTCATCGAATTACAACGACAAGTCATGTTTTT